AACACGAAGGCTCTGTTGCGGTTGGTAAGATTTTGAAGGAGTTGTATGTGGACGCGGCATTAAAGCGGTGTAATGCGATAGACCAATCGATTGATGCGCCCGAAGTTACATACGCGGAAGCAAAGTCTATATCATGGAGACAGTTCAAGCAGATGAACGGTAATTAAACTATACATTTTTACTCTAATAAATATGTATAATGCGTCATAAACTTATTCAAATATACAAAGGCGACCAGTTTTTGTCGTCAATATCGAAACCGAATAAAAAGAAAGTTATTGTGTTTGATCTTGACGAAACAATCGGGTCGTTCGCTGATTTAGAAATATTGTGGAATTCGCTAGGCGAATTGGATTTTTTCAAGAAAAATCAGGACTCTTTCAATCAGTTACTTGACCTATACCCCGAGTTCTTGAGGTATGGCATTTTGAATATTTTGGATTTTTTACATTATAAAAAAACAAAAGGGCATTGTTATAAACTGTTTATATACACCAATAACAAGTTTCCACGAATTTGGACGTCTATGATTATACGCTACTTGGAGCAAAAACACAGCACATCTGGATTATTCGATCAGTTAATATGCGCGTTCAAAATTAACGATGTTATAATCGAACCAAACCGAACTTCTACAGCCAAAACTCACAGCGACTTAATACGATGTTCCCTTCTACCTAAAACGAGTGAGATATGTTTTATAGATGATAAGTATTTTGAAGGTATGGACTCAGGACGTGTTTATTACATTCAGCCAAAACCATATTTTCACATGATGTTAACATCAGATATTATATCACGCATTTGCAAATCAAAACTAGCATCTAGTTTTGACAATGAAGTTCTTAAGAAGTATCTATCGGATAAATTTTCTGTAGTAAATACAACGGCAAAGAGCGCTGACGAAATTGCAATCGATCGGACCGTTTCACAGAAAATTATGTTTCACATACAAGAATTTTTTCATCTAACTACGGTATCTAATAAGACACAGAAGTTGCGTAAATATTCTATAGGCAAATTTACGCGAAGACGCACGCGACCTACATCGCTCGCACGTGTTCGTACGCCATAAGTATCAATTGTTCTCCAGTAGATAGTTTCTGAAATATAATACTTTCGTTGAACTTCACTTGAAATAATCTATGTTGTGCGTTTCTACATAATACGTGACTACCGTTATCCAAGAATTTTACATCCATTACAATCGCACCATTTGTCAGTTTTTTATTATCATTGCGTATCCAGCGTATATGTTTTCCTTTATGTAATTCATATAAATTTTCTACATACCTATAGCCAGCCAACCTATTGCATATATCTTTCATTTGTACGCTAGGTAATCCAAGGCTTTTTACTGCTTTAATATTCTCATCTAATATATCACCTAGCGTCTTATTATCCAAGTAGTCGTGTTTATCATCATTTACATTTTTAAGCAGTTCTTCTACGTCGATCTGAGCTAGAAGCGATGTGTCTTTTTTTACCTTTTCAAATATCGCATCTATATCCATTGACCTTTGTATTAGAATACCTTTATATTTTTTGTAGGAGCGATTATGTTAACTACATATTGCGTTATACCCATATCAGTTAATATTAATATTGCGCTTGCGAATATTAATTTGTCGTCAAAATAACTTAACTTGTGTTCTCGGAAAGGATGGAACTTGTATATTAAAAACACACAAACAAACAAGCGTATTGCTATGCTGAGATTTTTTATATATGTCGGATTTATATAAAATATTCCAACGTATAATAAGAAATAGCATGAATATAATAATACTACCATTGCTAAGTAAACAGGCTTTTTAATTAGCTCTAAATTAGATTCGATTTCCATTGTAATATACTATATAAAACGAATTAAAATCATATGTACTCATTAAATAGAAAAATGATTCCAAGCATCATATGTAATAAATACACAATAAATTCGCTGTTAGGAAATGGGAAATTTGGCACTGTTTACGAGGGTACCACAAAAGAACAAACCCGTGTTGCAATTAAAACTGAACCTAAAAACTCGGAATACAAACTTCTTAGACATGAAGTAACAATATTAAATTATCTTTTTTATAGCGGAACAAAAAATATACCTCGAATATATTGGTTCGGTCAACATCAAGATCATACGTGTCTTGTTATGACACATTTCTCATGTAGTCTTCATGATTACATAATGCGTAAGGATAAGTTAGAACAAAGAAAATTGGCATCTATTATGATAAAATGTATTGATCTACTAGAAAGCATTCATAAATATCACATAGTACATCGCGACATAAAACCACAAAATTTCATGTGTAAGGATGGTGACCTATACATGATTGATTTCGGACTATCAACCGTTTTTGTAGATGAGAATGGAGACCATATATGTAAGCGAGATACCGAACATGTTATAGGTTCTCCCAGATATATAAGTTTTTATAATCACTGTGGCGAACCGATGTCTAGACGCGACGATCTCATTTCATTGGGTTATATGTATTTATTTATGATGAATGGTAATTTACCTTGGGACTCTCAATTGGAACATACGAATTCAACTACAGATATACACAGCACGAGTAATATATATCGGAAGAATGAGAAATCTTGGGAAAAACTTGGCGATACGATCGATGGATGTATCCATATGTATTTGAAATATTGTTATGAACTAAAATATAATGATATACCGAACTATCATATTTTAATGGAATTATTTACTTAACTTGATGTTTCTTAAACCGCCCTAGATGCGCATCCACTAGGCCTTCCAAATGCCTCAGTAAGCGATGTGTAGTTAGGCTTGATCTCAAATCCTTCTATGGGTTGCTCTTCCTCTTCTTCATCAACGGGTGGCTCAGCTATAGGTGTATCAGCGATAGGTGGCTCAATTACGGGTGACTCTTCATCGGCCATGCCTTCGTGCCCCTCTTTAAACACGGGAACCTCAGCCATGTTGTTGGTTTTGAGGAACTCGAAGCTACTAAGAAATAATGCAATTAATAAAGTCATAAGTAGAAATACGACCGACGCGATCTTGCTAGAAGAAATTCCTAAAAGTTTCATTTTATATATATATAATCCATTATATAATAAGTATAATAATCGCTAAACTAATATAAAAGCAAACTCCTATTACCTGTATAATGTCTAGCGAGCGTATTACCGGTCGTGTCAAGTGGTTTAATAGCAAGTCTGGATTTGGGTTTATTACCGTGTGTGACGGAACGCATAAGGACAAGGATATTTTCGCGCACTTTACGTCTCTCAGGGGCGATTCGGCCCAGTATAAGTACCTAGTCCAAGGTGAGTACGTGGAGTTTGTGCTGTCTAAGTCTGAGAGCGAGCAGCACGAGTATATCTCGACTGATATTGGTGGCGTTAAGGGTGGCATTCTTATGTGCGACACTCATCGCCTGAATGCCAGCACGGTCCAGAGGCCTATTGCGCGAAGTGATTCTAGGCCCACTGTCCGTCCTGGTGGCGATTCCAGACAGTTTACCAACGTGACCCCCAGGCGTCACCCGAAGAAGGATTGATCTTCATCATCATCGAAAATAATAAAAAAATCATCTTCGAATCTCTTGCGTTCAAGAAACGCATAATAATCCAAATGAGTCCACCATAGCTCGCTCTTATCCTCTATATCATCTTTATTTTCTATAATTAATATGTACGTTGTCTCATTAAACGTTACGTGTTTCATTTACTATAACCAAATAAAAAAAGCGGCCGAAGCCATTTTTTTTATTTACGTGTTTTTTGTGTATTTACGTGTTTTTTAAACATTATCCGGGGCACACACCGTCCAACCAAGTCCCTGGTTTACAAAGTCCTGTGTGGTCGTGATGAACTCGCCATTAGGTCCTTTCGGTACCAAGTAGTCGGTATCACACTCCACTCCGTATTTCATGTTGTTGATCAAGCGATAGCGAGTGGCGTTGGGAGCGGGGCACACGAACAACAACATCTCTTGTATCGTCTGATGCAGACGGTGGATGTCTCCACTGTAGCGCTCTCGCATCGCCTTGATCTCTTCCGCCTGTGCCTCGACGACTGACTGGAGTATGTTTGCGTTTTCCACGACCTGGTGGATGTTTAGCCTGGTCTCCGTGACCGGGTTCTTGTTTCTCAATAGGATCCAGTAAACCCTCGGGTTGAACGTTTCGGGGTAGATGCGGGTGTTCTCGCCCCGCTCAAATACCCTGTTGATGATCTCGGTGTTCGTTTCGGACTCAATGATATGGTCCAAGTGAACGAACGCCTTCTGGAAGCGGTCGTCGCCCTCGATAGGGACGAAGTCGGCGCGCTTCACGTTTCCAAGGAAACGGAATGCGGCTCTGACTGAGTCCTCGCCGTGCGTGGTCGCCATGCGCGGGATGTAGAAACTGTAGTTGACAGACATGTTATTATTGTTGTTAGTTGGGTAAGTGATCTAATAATTGGACCATGCCATGTTGAATCAATTTTCCCATATTTTGTGTTGAATCAGGGAACCTACGGTTCCCGAACCCCTCCCTACATCATGGATATTAAGGGAGGGGTTCGGGAACCGTAGGTTCCCTGAAGAAATATAACAGTCTAAATTATAGCAGATGTTATTCATAACCAATGAGAAATTATTATCATTGTTTAAGTCAAAACCTAGTTTAAGTTCAGGCGCATCACAATATCAAGTGCGAATTGGAAGTCGCCTCGTGCCTTTAACGGAATACATAAAGACAAAAGACAAATTGTCGAATGAAGACGTAAACATCCTTTTAGAGAACATCAAAAATAGAAACGAATATTTATCCAGGTTTTACGACGTATCTCTAAAAGTGCCTGAATCGCTAACGATCAACGATGCACCAATGAAAAACAAACAAATGTCTAACAACTCCCTCGTCAAATATAAGAACGTAATAAGGTCCATGTTTTATAAAGAAATATTAAAGGATACAAAATCTGGTATAGATAACAACCCAACGTTCTTTGATGTTCTCGAGGACCTGTATGTAAATAAAATTATAGACTATAAGATTCTTACTCCCAGTGCCATCCATTATATGAGAAATCGACGTCTCGGTAGTGTGTTTTCGTCGTTCTATTTTAGAGCATCGATTATGAATCCTTATTTGGTATATTCATTAAATATATCTGTTCTCAAAGGTACACGAATTTTCACACCAACTCTCGGTTGGTGCTCTTATTGTTATGGGTTTCTCGAGACACCGGGTGTCGTAGAATATGTCGGCACTGATGTTATACCCAGCGTATGTAAGAAAACATCCGAATTTGCTAACGAGTATTATCCAAGCAAATCCGTAAAGATATATCAAAGTCCGTCTGAGCTTTTACTCAAATCTAAATTGTTCCTCGAAAAATACACATCGCATTTTGATGTCGTATTTTTCAGTCCACCATATTATCGACTAGAGATGTATCCTGGTGATAACCAGAGCACGTCCACATATAAAACATACAATGAATGGTTGGCTGGTTATTGGGAGAGGACGATTGAATTGTGTCATAAGGTTCTCGTGCCAGGAGGAAAACTGTGTTATATATTATCTGGTTATGGTCCGGATAATGAATACGATCTGATTGGCGACATGAATAAAATAACACAGAAATATTTCAAATTAAAAAGTACGCAGCCGATGGGTAATAAAAACGTCCATGTAACGACGCATAGAGACACTGATGAAAAAATAATGATATTTGTCAAATAAATAATATAATCCGTTTTATTATACTATTATAATAATAATGACATCAAACATATATTTCGCTTCGTTTGGTGGGCCCAGTAATGAATATCATAATGCATTGAAACGGATATGTGGTGAAGCGCAAAAATTTGCCATATTTACAAAAATACTTGGATTTACGGAGATATATTTAAAAAATGACGTTGAGTTTTGGAATACACATGGACGATTTATAGAGTCTAATCCAAGAGGCTATGGATATTGGTTGTGGAAATCGTATTTAGTTAAGAATCAACTTAGATCGATGAATGAAGGCGACGTTTTAATTTACGCCGACGCTGGTTGTACTTTGAATATTAATGGTAAGGCACGATTAATCGAATACATAGATATGTGTAAAAATCACGAAAGTGGGATCGTGTCATTTCAGCTACCTCATATAGAACATAACTGGACTAAAAACGATATAATACAGCATTTAAATGCATCAAATGAAATAATTTCATCCGGTCATTTGGTAGGAACGGTTTTTCTGATTCGCAAGTGTAGATACACAATTGAATTGGTTGATAAATGGTACGAAACGTGTTGTTGTTACAATTTATTGAATGATTCGCCATCACTCACACCCAACCACCCAACGTTTGTAGAGAACCGACACGACCAGAGCATATGGTCTATTCTGCGTAAACAATACGGTTCTGTTATTTTATCCGACGAAACTTATTTCACAAACTGGAACGTCGAAGGTATCGATTACCCTTTCTGGGCGACAAGAAAAAGACATTAAAAACCATATTAAGATTTGGGCGCTTACTTTCACAACATAAATGGATGATTATATTAAGAATTTCGAATCGTACACCAAAATAGTGGTATATGATTTTAAACTAGGTAATGGTGGAATAGGAGACTATTGTAAATTTTTTATGTATGTCTTATGTTTGTGTATTAAACATAAATTTAGAGTATATTATGTGTTAAACGATATTCCGATCGAAACATACATGCGATTAAAATACAACCAGATGTATATTAATCGTTACGAAATTCCACAAGCAAACCGCATAAAAACTGAAAGCGAAATGTTTGACACAGATTGTATAATCGTTACATCAGATATATTTTACAATACATATACATATGATGCGATAACGCTAAGAATAAGCGATGTGTTTGAATTTTCCAATACAATTATATTAAACAGTCAGCGACTTTTTTCTCGGCGCCCGTCTGATTACATTGCTTTACATTTAAGATTAGGAGATAAGTATTTGGAAACTGACATGTCGTATATAGTTTGTAAAGAGGACGAGAGAACATTTGACACAGATAAACTATTGCTCTTTATAGAAGAAAACCATCAACGAAATATAGTATTTTTCTGTGATAACAACCAATTTAAACAAATTATAAAATTTAAATACGATCAGATTATCATAACCGATTGCAATATAGGACATACCAGTTTATACAATACAACGGACGACCAAATTCTAGATACGATCTCCGAATTTTACATTATGTGTAATTCGTCACACATATATAGTGCAACACCATATTTTTCTGGATTCGCCGCTATGGCCGCAAAATTTAAAAATATTCCCATATCAGATATATAGAGATATCAGATGACTGTATCTTATTAATGCGCTCATGTATTGCAGTTCTAACGCGCGGATATTCTGATATTTCCGGATACGATTTATTAATAAAACGTAATTTGGCAATACAAATGAATCTGTGTAATAAATCAATCGACATTCTTATTTTTCATGAAGGAAATATTACAGGAGAGCACCAGTCGCACATTATAGACAAGACCCCTTGTTTGGAGATACACTTTATTAATGTAAATAATGGACTTGCATTCAAATCACACAAAAGCGAAATTGAATTTGATCCGGGCACCAGTCTTTTCGGTATCGGATACCGGCATATGTGTTCGTTTTGGTTTGTAGATTTTTGGAACTTTGTTGGAAACTATGATAAAATGCTGCGTATCGATGAAGACTGTTTTATTGATTGTAATATAGACGCGATTCTGAATGAAGTAGATAGATATAATTTTATTTGTGGAAAATGGATAGAAGACCACGATTTTGTAACAATAGGAATGAATAATCTGTCTCTCGATTTTATTAAAGAATACAATATCGCGCATAGTAGAAAGCCATCTGGTCCATATACAAACGTTTGCGCGATTAACTTGAGAATCTTAAGAACCAACACTCTGTTATCAAAATACATAAACGCGGTAGACGAGTCTGACAATATATATAAATATCGGTGGGGAGACCTACCTCTATGGGGTGAAGTTATATATTATATATTTGGAATGGAGTCAATTTTAGTAGACGCAAATATAAAATATTTTCATGAGAGTCATGATATGAAGGTTAATTTTTGATCGCGTCAATAATATCCATGAATTTGAATGTTGATCGGCTTGTCATGCTCTGATATTTAACTGCATCGGTTTTTCGCAATTTGGAAATCGCGTGTATGTTCGGAATAATTGTATCTTTCCATAGTGCATTTGTATTTAATTTATTCTTGTTTTCAGTAATAAGAATGAAGATATTCTCGGTAATCTCCTCTATGGTAACGGACTTGTCGGCCTCTTCAGCAAACTTGAATACTAAGTTCTCAAGATAGATAATGATATCAATAACATCCGATTCTTTCATTGCTTGATTCTTCATCAAATTTACAATGAATGAAGTCATCGCTCGTCTTAGATCATTACTCTTAACATAAGCACAATACCCGTCATAATCTACATTCGGATCTATAAGCTTGATATTATTAAATGATTCTTTGTATCGATCTACAATGTCAACCATCTTATCAGAAAATGCTGGAAATAGACCAATCAAATCTTTGTATAACTTGGCATATAGGGCGGAATAAAATTCATTTGAACTTACAATATCGAATATCAGATTAATTACCTTCTTAGTATCTTCCTCTACCTCCTTACTTTCCGAGATAACCTGATTTATTAGGTTTACTATAACATCGTGCTGTGTGTCTGCGTTCTTATTTGAGAATTTATTCAGCGCCACTCGAATATCCTTTATACTCTTTTCAGTTCCCTCCTTAACTTCCGGAAGCTTTGTCGTCTTATAGGAACGAACAGCACTCCAATCCTCTTGAAATGGTTTGTGGTTCTTTACAACGGTCTTCTTTACATAAGCATTTGAAGTTGAATTTGAAGTAGATGATTCGTCAGTAGGGGATACGCTATTAGATAAGTTCTTCAAAATTTTAGCGATTGCGTCAGGCAATTCATACTTGAATCCACCATACACCTTATTTGTAAAATCACTAATGGTGTAATATGAAGTCATCTCTACTATATACCAATCACAAAAAATGTTTATATTATTTATTAATGATATAAATAAATCCCGATAGTTAGAATAGAATGTCTTGGGAATCACTCAATTTAAATGAAGACTTAAGTAGAGGAATCTACAGGTTTGGCTTTGAAAAGCCGACCCCTATTCAAGAAAAAGCAATACCCGCCATCATCGAAGGTCGTGACGTAATCGGACAGGGGCAATCGGGAACTGGTAAAACCGGGTCGTTTACAATTGGCGCTTTACATAAAGTCGATATTACATCTAGAACTACGCAAGTACTTATGCTCGCACCAACGTTCGAGCTAGTTAAACAGATTTCATCCGTAGTATCCGCACTCAGTAGCGCGATGAATGGATTGGTTGTAAAGACGCTGGTCGGAGGAACGTCGGTAAATGATGACTCAAATGACTTGCGCAACAATTGCCCGCACGTGGTAGTCGGAACAGCTGGTCGCGTCTATGATATGATCCGTCGCCGGGCTCTATTAACCGATAGTATTAAGATTTTCGTTCTTGATGAAGCCGATGAAATGTTATCGAAAGGATTCAAGGAACAGATGTATGACATCTTCAAATATTTGAATGATAACGTCCAAGTTGCACTTTTTAGTGCAACAATGCCAGATGAGATGCTAGCATTAAGCGAAAAATTTATGCGAGACCCTGTAAAGATTATAATGAAAACCGAGGAGCTTACTCTGGAGTGTATCCAGCAATATTATGTCGCAATGAACGACGATCAATCTAAGTATGACGCATTAAAGGACTTATTTTCATTCTTACAGGTATCTCAGTGTATTATTTATGTGAGTACCGTGAAGCGCGTAGAGGATTTATACAATACTATGATTACTGATGGATTCCCTGTTTGCTGTATCCATAGTTCGATGGATAAAACGGAGCGTGATAAATCACTACAGAGTTTCCGAAAAGGCGCGTTCCGTGTTATGGTTTCGTCCGGAGTAACCGCAAGAGGTATTGACGTTCAACAAGTTAGTACTGTTATTAATTTCGATATGACGAGAAGCTATGAGACATATCTTCATGCGATTGGAAGATCAGGACGTTTCGGTCGTAAAGGATTAGCGATTAATTTTGTAACTAAGCATGACATTGATTTTATGCGTCGTCTAGAAAAGCACTACAATATAACTATCAGTGAATTGCCCGCGGATGTTGAGAAATTGATTTAATCTCTACGTTGAATAATTGAAACGGTACATTAAAGTTGATTTGTTATACAAAATTGAAATGATAAAACTGAATTAATATATTAAACAAATACGGAAACATGTATAACAACGGATTTGCATCAGAACTGATTGGTTGGCAGGAGGAGGAGGAGTATAACGAAATTTTGGAATTTTGTGCGAATCAACAAAGATTTGTATTCAAACAAAATTTCGCAGCCGAATTAGAAAGATTAACAGAACAAATTAGCGAAAGCGACAAAAAATTATTTGTATCGGTTGAACCTACCCAATTTACACAACATTTGTGGAATTTTATAAATATGTGTCCTGTATCTGAATACACTACATATAAGAGCAGATCTGATTATTATTTACTTATGAATTTGAAAAATCAACTTGCCGAAGATAGGAAACTAATGATTGATAAAATTATATTGTTATGGAAACAATAAAAAATAAAAATAAGATTGTACTTGCGTTTTTATCGTTACTATTTTTTATCCAAAAATAGTAAAATGTTCTCTATCAAAATAAAGGACATTTTACAAACCAAACCGGTCGTTAAGGAGAACCCGAAAATAATATACGAGGGTTTCAAATTACCGATTACATATGTCGAATCAAAATATATACATGCATTATCACCACAAGTTAGCGAGGATTTAGAACTATCTGGTACTGACTTAAGTGGTAATATGTATTCGCATATATTAACGCCTAACCATCAATTCGCAAAAAATATACAACACGAGTGGTCTAAGCAATATACTACGAGTATACCCTTTTTACAAGACACGCAACAAGTATTGAAAGCTATGCCCGGGTATTTAGAGCAGACACGACCTAACGTAATAAATTGCGATAAAGTAATGGAAATATGGAAGGACACCAAGAGTGATGCCGGGTTTCTCGAGAAATATTCATATATCGAATGGGATGCTTTTAAATACTTGAATGAGTCGCCAATGTTTTTACAGACCATTTCTGTAATCAATATGTCGTCACCCATACTGAGTTTCATTATACCCGTCATTTTCTTTATTTTTCCATTCGTTCTATTGAAACTTCAAGGCGTGCCGATCACATTCAGCACGTATATATCCGTACTCAAGGATGTTGCTAGGCATCATTTTATCGGAAATGTTATACAAAATATACAGTCTATCAGCTGGGAGAAACTCGCTTATTTGCTTATTACGGCTGGATTATATGTTCTCCAGATTTATCAGAACTATAATTTGTGCGTCCGTTTCTACAAGAATTTGAATAAGATTAACACGCATCTATGCGATTTGCGCGACCATATCACACATTCTATTGCAAATATGAGTGCATTTAATTCGCTTAATATGGGATTAGACACGTACCGCACCTTCTGTAATGTAACACGAGAAAAATGCGCGACTTTGAGTAGTTTTAACGAGGAACTGTCTAGCATAAAACCATTTAAGGCTGGGTTCTCTAAGATAGCGGAGATCGGATATATGTTGAAATGCTTCTATAGACTACATGCGAATCCGGAATACGAAGATGCGCTTCGTTACTCCGTTGGATTTGAAGGTTATATGAATAACATGACGGGTATTTCAGAGAACATATCATTGGGTAATTTATCATATGCCACATACAGTAATGATAGTAAATGTGAATTCACTCAACAGTATTATCCTGCGTACGTCAAAGGAAAATACGTTAGGAATAATTGCGATTTAAGTAAAAATATTGTAATAACCGGACCCAATGCGTCTGGTAAAACCACTATATTGAAAACTACCGCACTCAATATTATATTTACTCAACAATTTGGTGTTGGATTTTATAAATCATGTATCCTCAAACCATATACTCACGTCCATTCCTATTTGAATATACCCGATACATCTGGTCGTGATAGTTTGTTTCAGGCCGAATCTCGTAGGTGCAAGGATATAATTGATATTATCAATGCGCCAGACAATGCTACGTCTCGTCATTTCTGTATATACGATGAGCTTTATTCGGGAACCAATCCGTCGGAAGCGATTAATTCCGCTCATGCGTTCTTATTATACTTATGCGATAAGCAAAACGTCGATTTTATGTTAACCACACATTACGTGTCCCTATGTAAGAAATTGCGAACAACGAGCCGCATTAAGAATTACAAGATGGACGTTGATATGACCGATGGAGTAAGATATACGTACAATATGCGAAAGGGTATTTCCAGGGTAAAAGGAGGTATCTTAATTTTAGAGGAAATGAAATATCCGAGCGAAATACTGGATATGATACGAAAATTCTAATTTAGTACATTACACATATAAATATAGTGATTATATGTATAATAACGATGGTTAAATCTAAGATAAACCCGAAGGTAGTATACAAAGAAACCAAGGAGATTGAACCAGATGATTTGAAATATGAATCATTTCCATATAATATAATATTCGATACGATTGATCCAGACAGTCCAAAGCAAGTCATATTCGGACAACTTAAAACCACATACGAGAATGATGGTGTTTCTTATTATCCTATGTATTTTCTGAATAGAAAGAACATTGCAAGTCAAATGGGTGTATTGGAAATTGAGAAACATAAGAAATTGGATATATTTGAAGCAGGGGATGGCGGTGAGATTATACCTGACGTCAAACACATAGTTTTACATAGTTTCGTAAATAAGGATTATTTAGACTCAATGGAGTCTGACTCCGACACCGAGTCTGAATCTAGTTCTGATTCTGGACCCGAGTCAGACGAATTATCAGACTCAGAGGATGACCTATTTCATGTTAAAACTGATAAAACACCGATAGATAGAAAGTCTATATTTACAATTGACATACACAAAAAACAAGTTCCTACGTTACCGGAAGAAACCAAAGTTGACGCACAAACAATTCGAAAGACATATAACTTAGCACCAAGCGATGATTGGATAGTTAAGTTTATGAAAAACCGTAATTACAAGATCAATGATAATAATGACTGTTTATTTTCGTCTGTTTTCCATGCATTTAACGAGATCGGAGAGAACCTTACCGTCGATAAACTAAAGGCATTGCTAGCCGATGAGTTAACCGACGAAATATACCAAGATAAGAAGAAAGCATATTTAGAATACGAGAATGTGTTAACAGAGAACCAAAGAATCATCGGCGGACGTAAGAAGGCGATGGATGTACTGAAAAAACGCGTAAAATCGAACGATGTATCAAATGATGAACGACGTAGGATTGTTGAAGAGGCAAAGAAAATTAAACAGAATATTGCTGATACAGTACAATCAAACCGAGACGTTGAGACTTTTGTCAAACATAATATGCATGGAAACTTTCTCGAAATGCGAAACATAAACAGCTTCGGACAATACCAGGATTTTGTTAAGTCCACTCGACATTCGGCAGAGCAATCTGACATAACTATTATGGAACATCTGTTGAATGTAAAATTCATAGTCCTTTCAGAAGACGCTTACAAGGAACAATCCATGGATAGCGTGTTAGATTGTGGCAAAGACAGCGACGCTAAGTTCTCTCCGAATTTCTACATTATAGTTTCGCGCTCCGGTCAAAAATACAACCTAATATCGTATAAGGATAAGAAACTTTTGACTTTCCGAGAGATTCCATATGATATAAAAATGCTTATTATTAACAAATGCATGGAAAAAAACGCAGGTAATTACAACTACATACAGGATTTTCGCAACTTGAAATCGCGCATGGGAATCCCAGTCGATGATGAAGATGACACAGAAGATATTGTTAATAGCGGAGTAGAACATGATCCCAAAATAGTATTCACCTTCCAAGCCAACTCTCAAAATAAAGTTACTCCCGGGTGTGGATGTGGAGAACAGATACCAATGGAAAAAATTCTGCAATATATACATCTCGCAAAAGTACCAAAGTGGCGTAACAAGTTGGACGATAGTTGGACGGAGGCCCCATTCACTTTAGGTAAACACCGGTGGGCTTCTACTGAGAACCAGTACCAAGGTGCCAAATATATAAATAGCTACCCAGAGTTCGCCATGCTATTTTCGATTGATAGCAATAGCCCATTTTCCAAAGATCCCGTGTTGGCGAAGCTTGTAGGTGGTAAGAATAAACACCAGTTGAAGCCACCACACGTCAAACACGTAGACAAGGATTTCTATGGAGAACGTAGCGTCAAGGAAAAATACAATGGATTAGTTGCAAAATTCGAACAGAACTTGGACCTCGCTGATATGTTGTTGTCAACTAGACCGGCTACACTTATGCAATTTGTACGTGGAAAAAAACCGGAAATCAGATACGATCTTATGAGAGTCAGAGATTATTTGGCGAGCAAAAATATGAGATAATATTATAATATGAAATATACAAAAGAGTCTGAATATATACAATCGTTTGTAGACGATAACTTACAAGATATAGTAATAGAACATTTAACTAAGCCTAGTCAGGATGCTTTGTTACCTATATATAGTTTAATGCGCGATGCTAACGAAAACTTTAAATATGCAACACTTTATAAGAACGATGATTTTAAATCAGACACTTCATATGTGCCACCACAAATCGCACCATCTATTGCAAAATGTTCTCACACTCAATCTGTTATGTTTAAAATCAAACATAGAACTATATACTTGACTGTATATTCTCCTCAACCAATGCCAGCGATATCACAATATATTAAGCGTGTTTACATGTGGATTTTTATAGCAAGTCATTACGCATGTTTCAAATGTTCTCAGACTATGAATATACATTTGTATTTGACAGATCACACCAAGATCCTACCAGGCATGGGGTCCGTAATTGGACGTCCAAATGTGAATACAGCATATACAACTTCATGTTCTGATTCGACTGATATATGTATATTCAGAGCTCAAGAATGGCCGAAGGTTCTCATACACGAGACATTCCATAATCTCGGGTTGGATTTTTCCGATATGAGAAATTCTACAGCAGACGCTCAAATCCTCAAAATGTTTAAAGTCGACGCTGACGTACGATTGTTTGAAGCATACTGTGAGACATGGGCTGAGATAATAAATTCCATGTTTCTTTCGTTTTTCTCAACTAAGATAAAGAGTAATTATGGAAGAATGATGTGGAAACTAGATACTATGCTTGAAACTGAGGCACAGTTCTCATTGTTTCAATGTGTGAAGGTTCTCAATCACAACAATATGGTCTATACAGATTTATTTAATGAGAGTAAGCGGCGACATTATAGAGAAGACTCGCATGTCCTGTCTTATTATATTATAAAATCATTATTATTATACAACAAGAATCGATTTATAGGCTGGTGCGTTTCCAATAATAAGGTTCTCCTTGATTTTAATAAAACCACCAAAGGCATTGATAGTTTTTGTGGCTTGGTCCGTTCGATATACACAGACCCAACTTACATAAATGCGACACGGAGTATTGAGTCTTGGTTTATAAACAATAGATTATCAAATTCGTTCGCAAGAAAAACGCTTCGCATGACAACGTTTGAAATGGAAAATTGATTAATTAACTTATGTCATTCAAATAATGACATAAATCACTCAACATGGGTATTCCGAATCTAAACAAATTCCTGTTAGCCAACTGTTCGGCACAAGCAATCAGTAAAAAGCACCTGAGTTGCTTCTCAGGTAAGAAGGTCGTAATTGACACAAGCATATACTTGTATAAATTCTCTGGTTCAAATGCACTGATGGAGAACATGTACCTGTTAATATCGATCTTTCGATACTATAACATTACTCCCATCTTCGTGTTCGACGGAAAGCCACCCGACGAGAAGAAAGATCTTTTAAAACAGAGGCATCTAGATAAGCAGATTGCTGAATCTAAATACAATGAACTAAAGCTTAAATACGAGACGGACCCAGACGATAAGAATGAGATCGCGATAGAGCTTGATAAACTAAAGAAGCAGTTCATCCGAATCAAGAAGGAATCGATTGTAGCTGTAAAATCATTGATGGACGCCTGTGGAGTACAACATTGCGACGCGCCAGGTGAAGCCGACCAACTTTGTGCGAGAATGGTTATTTCCAAACAGGCTTGGGCTTGTATGAGCGACGATATGGATATGTTTGTTTATGGATGCACTCGAGTAATGCGGCATATTAGCCTTCTCAATCACACAGTTGTGTTTTATAACACAAATGGTATCTTGCGAGAGCTGAAGATTCACATGAAAGACTTTCGTGACATTATGATTATGTCAGGTACCGACTATAACGGTAGTACAAATGCGACGAACGAATTAAGCGCGAATATGAAACAGTACGCACAATTTAGAAAAGAGAAGCCGGATACAGAGGCACCGTTTCGCGACTGGATTTTAGATCGATCGTTCGACAATGATTTGTTCGTCCACATTTGCGACATGTTCTACATAAAGGATATGAGCGAAATCAAACTAACAAATTGCTCGCGCAATATAGATGCGATGAAAGCATTACTAAAGCCGCATGGATTCGTTTTTGTTTAGATAATATTTATATTATTTTTTTTACTTATCAATCATCACTTCCTTCGCAAGGGCGTGAATAACTTTTGGGTAGTAAACATCACGATCGCTGCCGGCCAGTGTTTGTTTATGCATTTCTAAACACTGATTTGAGAAATTTGAGTTCACGTCTTGATATTCTGGGTTCTCTTGTTTCCATTCTGCCAGCTTCCCAATACTTCTATATGATACAGTTTGGATTGCTTTCTGCAGCTTTGCATCGTCAGTTTCTTTCGTCCATTTATCCTCATCTTTTATATACATCGTTTCTCGTTTTGCGTCCGTACAGTGAATAGGACGTTCATTGACACCAAGCTGTTTTAAATTGTCAAGGAAGATCTTCGAAATACCTGCGACGAACCCAAGTTGTGCGTTGTTCTCCAGATCTTGGTGGGAAATCTCAATATTTTTTATAAAATCTGCAAAATTTATGGCATCCTTACACTGTTCGTTGAGGAATATATTGATATTGAATTTCTGCGTATTATTCACATTTCCATTTATGGTCGTATTTGATGATGTGTTTTTTAAACATTCGATTGCTTTGGTTACAACGTCTGTATTTTGTTCTATAATTTTATTCATATTGTCCGATGACGTTTTCGACTGATCTACTATGAAATTTCGTAATTCCTGATTATCAATCATTAATCTGTTTATCAAATCCATATATTGCGACGTGTTATCTTGCTCGATTGGACTAACGTCTTGTATTTTTTTAGTACATTTCTTCGAATGCGCCCAATAACTATTATACCGATCATAAACCTTTTTACATTTCGTGCACTCATATTTTTGCGGAATCTTTGGTAACTTATGTTTCATGGTGTCAATATGTTTTTCCCAAAGAGACAATTTGCTACACGAATAGTCACACTTATCGCAATAAAAATCAACTTTATTCGAATTTGCGGAATCATCCAATTTTATGTTTTTTTGATGTTTTGCTGTGAGTACATGTCTATCCCAGTCATTCTTCCTAGAGCAAATTACGTCACAAAATTTACATGCGCGATTTACGGAAACTTTTTCATCTGAAGACATCTAATAATATTGAATATATTTAGATTACAATATTTCTAAATCTCCGCAAATGTGTGTTTTACAAAAAAACACTATGCTGTCATCCCGTTTTTGTAGAAACACAAATCAAAGCATTATGCTGACAAACCGCTTTTCCGAAAAAGTATGTTTTTATAGAGTTTCGTATAATTATTTTTTGGACATTTTATAAATGTCCAAAAAGTTTCTGGGCCTATTAATAATGATAGTCTTCCCAACAATTCAAACACTTATTGGGTTTTCTACTTAAAGAACACGATGGTCCAACTTTAGAACTGGACCGTTACAATATAGCAGTAGTTTATTTTATAATTATATTATATTATAGATGCCTGCACCGCCGACACCAAAAGCGCATCGTCTTTATGTAGGACAATATGCCGCAAAGTTGGGACGTGGAACATATAAAACTGCATATTTACCTGAGTATTTACCCGAATATATTAATGATATCGGCTTTGACCTAGCCAAATTGCAGAAATTCGGTGGGTCTGAAAATTTATTTGATTATGCGATCGTATCTCTTCGAATTGAAGGCAGCGATATTGAAAAATTCATGATATCGGTTATGAGTGAATTAGAAATACAATTTATGTTTGCTTACGACGGGCGCGCAGCTTCGGTATTTGCTTTAGAATTGGAAATAGACAGAAAAAAGCATCGCGCATACGGACAAGACGAGATTTTGTATTTACTAAAACACGCGAGAGTAAAAACACTAACAAGATGTGTTATTGTAATGCAAAGATGCGATTATAACGAACAAAGCGGAACCACAAACCGAATTAGTAGCGTGGCTAATCTGGTTAATGAATTTGATAACTTACTTAACTACATTGTGGATAAAAAACTTATTTTGTTGGATTTCAAAATAGATAATTTATGCGTTTGTAACGGCAAATTAGTTGTGTTAGATCTGGATACAAAATTTATTAAGCGCATCGCAGATAATGAAAAAACGCATGCTAAACAATTTATGGCATTGTTATTCTGCTTCGCAGGTAATAGACAAATATATGAGAACAAGGAAACATCTGATGAAATTAAACGACAGATATTAATTAATTATGGTTTAGTTAATCTGCCATATGACAGTTCGTTTGCTACCGATTCAGTTGCAAATTTATACAGAAACTCTGACGCAATTGGCAGACATAATATTCGACATTATCTCACAAAAGGCATGAATCCCTCATCATCTAATGTGCCCGCTTACATAGAAGAATCTTACATTCGTCCATTATTTCAAGCATATGTGTTACCCCCATCTCCGTCTTCAAGTTCTAGTATGTCAATACTACCACCGCCACCACCACAATCGAATGGGTCGACGAACATGGGTACATTTAGTAATGAACTTGGAGGTGGTTCACAAACAAAGCGTAGACGAAATCGAAGACAAAAACATAAACGATCGAAAACTCGAAAAAAACGATCACTTATCAATAATAACCTCCCTCGCTAAAGCATGAATGACTTTCGGGTAGTAAACATCACGATCACTTCCTGCCAGCGTTTGTTTATGCATTTGTAAACATTGATTAGAGAACTCGGAATTTACATCTTGGTATTCCGGGTTTTCTTGTTTCCATTCGGTTAGTTTTCCCATACTTTTATAGGATACAGTTTGAATCGCTTTCTGTAGCTTTGCATCATCAGTTTCCTTCGTCCATTTATCCTCATCTTTTATATACATTGTTTCACGTTTTATGTCCGTACAGTGAATCGGGCGCTCGTTAACGCCAAGCTGTTTTAAATTGTCAAGGAATATTTTTGAAATGCCCGCGACGAATCCCAATTGTGCGTTGTTCTCCAGATCTTGATGGGAAATTTCAATGTTCTTTATAAAATCTGCGAAGTTGATCGCGTCCTTACATTGTTCGTTGAGGAATATATTGATATTAAATTTCTGCGTATTATTCACATTTCCATTAATGGTCGTGTTAGAAATCGGTTTGCAACATTCTAGAGCCTTATTCATTATTTCGTTGGTGGATTTCGATTGCTCTATAATAAAATTTCGCAACTCTTGATTGTCCGCCAGCAGTTTATGTATCATACTATTGTTGTCAGGTTCTTGGTAGTCACATTTTGACTCGTGATACCACAGGCTGTTTCTAGCAGAATAACCTTTTTTGCATTTTTTACAAGCGTACAACTTTTCCAACAAATTTGTTCTATTTGTTCTATTTGTGTGCTTACGGGTCGATAAATGCTTCGACCAATTTGATAAACAAGAGCCAGTATAGTCACATTCTTTACAATAATATTTTTCTCCAACATTTGACAACATTTTTGTTCTAAATAGTTCTTATATATAGAACAGATTTGTTGTGGGACAATTTGTACGCAAAAAATACTATGCTGACAAACTTTTAAAGGGAAAAACACAAATCAAAGCATTATGCTTTAAATCCATTTTCTAAGAAAACGAAGTTTTATAGAGTTTTGTATAATTAGTTTTTGGACATTTTATAAATGTCCAAAAAAGTTTTGAACCTATTAATAATGATGGCCTTCCCAACAATTCTAACACTTATTGATTTTTCTACTTAAAGAAACGCTTTCACATCTTGACACGCATGTTTCTACCATCGGAGTATACGTGTATATCACATATTTTTTCCATATTTTCATAATAAGACTCGTTGAAAGCTTTCAATGCCAAGTTTGTAAGTAACCCTTCTCGTAATAGATCTTCGACATCATTCACATTTTGTATATTACCAGGTAACCCAGATCCCAAGGGTTTTGTTCCGTATTTTGTTTGGTCTGGTTGTAGCCCAACTCCGAATACTATCATATCCAGTATCTTATCGATTGATTCAAATGCTTCTTCTTCCAAATCATTTGGACCACAATCGCCATTTCCAACATTGTAACCATGCGTATTGAATGATTTTTTAATCAAATGTAGTAAACGTAAGTCGGCGCTAGGGTTGTGCTCTGAACTACTCATGTAATACGTAGATGGTTTCAGTGTATTACTCAAATACCGGAATCCGGATTGATCCCCACAGTCCTCGCCATCCAAATTACATTCGTCCAAGACACATGTTCGCTTGAGAACATCAGTCGCCGAGACATTTTTAACTTCCACATCTTTGTAAAACGCACGACCGTAATCTATTACTTTGGCAATGAACTTAGATTTGAATTGGACGGTTTCTTTCTCGAGGTGATAGTGATATTGTATGTATTTTCCAGGTACCGGCTCATATAGCAATACATTATTCTGGTGTAAATCATAGTGTGTAAATACTTTACTCATTGCGGCCAATGGCATGTAAATCTGATATAAAATGTAAGGTAGTTCCTTTATAGAGAAATTACACCAATCGACTCCGTCTTCGCTCATATCATCTAAGTAATCACCGAAAGTAGTAACATTAGGGAAATGTTGTATTAATACTGCTGCATACTTGGAGAACTCACATGCTTCGTAATCGATCGCGTTTTTGATGTCTCGCTTAAATTTATCCAGGGTAGTATGTAGTTGTAATGAATGTTTTAGTATATTCGAACTCATGCGTTTAGTATCGCGCGCATGCATCCAATCAGAGTTGGTCTTGTAGTAATATAAACCGTAAGTCTGAACGAAACATGGATATTGATTCCCCATTTTATTAAGAAACATACCTACCAAAAATTCATATGCCAAATTATCAGCGGTAGATTTTGTAGATGACTTCAAAACCGCATTTGCAGTATATCCATGCCTCTCATAGCGTATCGATTTAACGAATCCATTGGATGATGGATTCCCTATAGCGACTATTGGCGGTTTCACATACTCAAACCTGACAAATCCGTCAAAAAAATCAAAAATTTTAGTTCGATTTTTACCTAAAGCGTAACAAAACCCCGAGTCACTGCAAATAGCCTTCAAAAACTCAGATTTACGCTTCAATGTGGTATTCTTCATAAAATTTTGTATTAAGAGAACCTTCTGGCTCTTACTGGTTTTACGTCGGACAGTACAATCGCCTCGGCCCATTTTGAATGTCCGACTAAGTCGGCAAAACTGACGTTTTTCACCATCGGCGTACGAGCATCTTGGCGCCTTTTTACATATTTCAGTTTCAAGCCCTTTACACCCAGATACGCATTTAGTTTGCGTCATAAATATATTATATGGGTACAAAAAAACGCTAAAAAAGAATTTAAAGGTAATATCCAATAGTGAAATATAATGTCAACTGAGGAGAACACAGTCATTGGTGTTGATTTGGGTACGACTAACTCATGCGTTTCCGTTATGAGAGACGGACGTGTCGAAGTTATTGCAAACGGACAAGGTAATCGCACGACTCCATCTTGGATTGCAATTGTGAACGGAGAACGTCTAGTAGGCGACGCTGCAAAGAACCAGGTTAATAGTAATCTAACGAACACAATTTTTGACATAAAGCGCTTAATCGGACGTAAATACGACGACTCTGAGGTCCAGAAGGAACTACCAAATTTATCGTATAAAGTTGTGCGTGGAAAGAATAATGGACCTGAGGTTGTAATTGACGGGACTAATTATACGCCGGAGCAGATAAGCGCAATGATTCTATCGTATATGAAGGAAACTGCAGAGGCATTTTTGGGCCATAAGGTAAGTCGTGCTGTAATCACAGTCCCTGCATATTTCAATGACGCCCAACGTCAGGCAACCAAAGACGCAGGTTCGATTGCGGGATTGAAGGTAGAGCGAATTATCAACGAACCCACTGCGGCTGCTCTGGCATATGGATTGGATCAAAAGACGACTGGCGATAAGAATGTTCTCATTTTTGACTGTGGAGGTGGCACACATGACGTGAGTTTACTACAGATTGATGGAGGAATTTTCGAGGTAAAGGCAACTGCAGGTGACACTCATTTGGGTGGTGAAGACATTGACACAATGATCGTCACATATTTGAGGGAAGAGTTCCAAAAAAAACATGCAAAGGTCCTCACAAACCCTAAGTCTATCCGAAGACTGAGAACCGCAGCGGAGCGCGCGAAGCGTACTTTAAGTACGTCTACTACGGCCATAATCGAGATTGACGCAATAATGGAGGGTATTGATTTTAATTGCGTATTGTCTAGAGCAAAGTTAGACGATATTTGTGCTGGATTTTATAAAAGGGCATTGGATCCAGTTACCAAGGTTTTGACCGACGCGAAGATATCCAAGGCAGACGTACACGAGATTGTGCTTGTGGGTGGAACAACGCGTATTCCTAAGTTACAAGAAGAACTTTCCAAGTTTTTTAACGGAAAGGATCTTTGTCGCTCAGTGAATCCAGATGAATGTGTTGCATATGGAGCAGCAGTTCAAGGTGACGTTTTATGTGGCGGAACTACAAGACAGACACAACAGATTTTGTTGTTGGATGTGACTCCGTTGAGTTTAGGAATTGAAACTGCAGGAAATGTTATGACTGTACTAATCAAGCGTAATAGTACAATTCCTTGTAAGAAAGAACAAGTGTTTTCTACATACGCCGACAATCAACCGGGTGCGAACATATGTGTTTTTGAGGGTGAACGTCCATTAACGCATAACAATAATAAACTGGGAGAATTCGTGTTGGATGGTATCCCTCCAGCGCCTCGTGGAGTTCCTCAGATCAAAGTGACATACGATATAGACGCAAATGGAATTTTAACAGTTAGCGCAAAGGTTGGAGATGGCGCAGGTAAATCACTTACTATCAAGAACGACAAGGGTAGATTGAGCGAGAAGGACATTGAACGTATGTGCGAAGAGGCAGAACAGTATAAGGAGGAGGATATGAAGCGAAAAGAATGCATTGATGCGAAAAATCAATATGAGAACACGCTATATGGAACCAAAAATGGTATGGATAATATTCCAGAGGCGTCTAGATCAGACGTACAAAAGCTATTGGATGAGGAATTTGCTTGGTTAGAGAAACAGAACATAGACACTAGTGCGGATGAATTCAACAAGAAAACTGGAGAATTTAGTGGTAAGATGAGTGAGCTTACGAGAGACAAGCCCAAGCATACTCCCAATCCCGATATTGCGGATGTCGATTGAAAAAGTAAATAAAAATATAATTATATAATATTTTTATTATGGTCCAAAAGATAAAACCTCAGGTTTCGAAACAGCAGGCGAAACTAGTTGTGATAGATAACTTCCAGTGTATCGTTCAATTCCAATATGCGTAAGACTAATTGAGATATCTACCCAGATCTCACCCCCCATCTTAGACCATCTACTACAGAACATCCAGTCCTCAGAGTAGTAATGATCGTCTTCTACTCCACAATCAAACAATGCATATGCAAACCGATTCTCCTCTGGTCTCAAGAATGACACATCGTCGGTATATTTCGTTGACGGGAACGCGGCGAACATCTTCTCCAACGTGTCTCGTTTAATCATCATAAATCCAGTCGCAATGTGTTTAACACGACCAATGTTGTTTTCAATTGTTAATCCTTCGGGAAGGAGATTCAAATTGTAATTCAGAAGCTTATTTTGGACGATCCCTTCATCCGATATAATGTCTTTCAACATAGATGAATTTTTGGCGTCAATCCAATTCTTAATGATATTCGGTTCGGTTAACTTATTCCAGAAATAATTTTTCAATGGATAAACGCCTCCGATTACTGCCTTATCAGCAATTAATAATTTAAGCACCGACACCGGTTCCCAAATGATGTCATTATCGATGAATAGAATGTGCGTTACCTGTGGATCATTCAATGCCTTTGCAACTAGATTGTTACGAGCCCTAGATACAAGACTGTCGTTTCTACAGAATTCAATTTTAATATTAACACCAAGTGTACGGAATAGATTCAATGTGTTAATCAGAGATGTTACATACTCGATGAAACTAACACCTCCATAACAAGGCGTTAGAATACACACGTACGGATTCGTCTTTCCAACAAAATCCTTGACTCTCTTCTCGAAATCTAATGCTTCTGAAATCTCGGGTTTACTCATAATATGAAGTATATACAATATAGTATTTAAGTTTGTTTATGCAAATATATTATTTTATTTTATTTTAGAATCAACTCGATTATTGTATTACAATTTTTTATTGTAATATAATTTTTATTCAACAGCTCGCCATATATATTTTTATTTTTATTTTATTGTCTAGGCGGCGACCGCGGCAACCTCCTTAATGAAGTGGTGCTTCATGTAACGCTGGAGGTTGAAGTAAGTGAGCTCATCGGCGGCGGTGAGCGCAAGGAGCTTGGAGAGGCTGGCATCGGGGTGGATCTTGCGTCCATTCTCCTTGTCCTGAAGACCCTTCTCGCGAATGTACGCGTTGATCTCCTTGGAAACCTCAGTGCGAGCCATCTCGGTTCCAACAGTCTTTCCGAGGAACTTGGCGAGCTCGTCACTGATGCGGGTGGGCTTGACAAACCCCGAAGGCTGCCTGTTTCCAGACGACTTCCTCTTCTTGGAGTTCTTCTGGGCGCTCTTGAGCTCACGAGAGAAGACCTTCTCGAGGGTCTTGTAATCACTCTTCATAGAAGCGAAGAGGCTAGCCATCTGCTGAAGCTTTGCTCCGAACTCCTGGACCTTGACGGCAGTAGAGGACTCAGCAGCAGCAACAACGGGCTCGGCGGCAACCGCCTCAACGACGGGCGCCGGAGCAACGGGAGCAGCGGCGGCGGCAGCCTTCTTGGGCGCACGAGGCTTAGCAGCGGGGGTGGCGGCGACAACAACGTTCTCGACCTGAACGGCAGGGGTGGCGGGGGTAGTAGCGGATTGCTTGTCGGACTTAGAGGCTCTTACCATTTCTGATTATACATTATAATACAACTACTATTTAAGTAGTTTAGACCATTAAATATATTTATTGTGTTATGCAGCGACTTCTCAAGCGCTTGGCGCGTACTTACAAAAAATATAATTTGTGATTGGTGGTATTGTTTTAATGAAGATGCATACCTAATCTAGACGCCGCTTCACTATATATCACGTCATATGAGGGGTCATCCCATCCAGGTGGGATTATTTCACGCAAATAATGTGTAACTTTTTCATATGTCCTATCTAGATCTCGCGTTACTCTCTTGGTACATATTGTATCAAGAGCTGAACCAATATCGAGGTATATATTATTTGGATATAGTTTAGACAACTCACAAATAACACATTTGGATGCCATGCCGGCGCTTAACATTATTATGTATTGTTCGTCGGGGTTTATAATTTCAGACAACTTCTTAATTAACTCCCCAAATAACGTATCAAACCAATTGTCAAATGGAACGAATAACATCCAATCTATATCCAATAATATTTTTGCCTTACACATTAGCGGATTGCATATGTATATCTTTTTTAACGGAGACGATTTAATCGTTTTGTATAATTCAACCTTTTCATTTATGGAATCGTTGTCAAATATAAGTGTGTGTAATTTTCCCCACTTAACGTCCGTTTTTGCGAGCGATTGCCAATAAGAAGATATTTCGTTAGTCCAAAAGCTAAAATAAGCGTTCGGCGTCTGATCTGCCATATATTTGAATGATTCGATCAACGCATCCTTCTTCTTCTCCGTGTAGGCATCGCGATCGCAGTTGTGTTGTCCGAATGAATTTGAAAGCCCATTGAACGAATTCGCGCATGCATATTCACCGTCTCCGTATTTACTAAATGAAATTGGTATTTTATTTCGGACACAAAATGTAAGTAAGCTAGTTATATCCATTTTATGAAATATGCAATTACAAGTATTTAGCTAAGTGTACGCAATTACAAACTGAATAAATACATGATTGAATCATGTAACCAAGGCATAGAAGTTCTCGCCTCGGTTGATACTAGGGTTAAAGCCGACAAAATATGGGCTGCAATCAAATTCTTTGCTAAATCATTGGACCCTGTATATATCAAGTTTTCCATTGCGATAACGCATAGTTTGCGTGAATCTATTTCTGTTAGTTGTTGTTCTCTAGACGTATTTATGTAACTTAAGTAGCGTCCCAAACGATATCGGAAAGGATTAAAAAACGGACATATAGTCCGCTTGGCATCATCTTGTAGATCCGCTCTATAATTCCATAGTTCCTCAACTCGTTTATAAAAATAAATACACTGATCTTTATTTAACGAAGAGAACCAAGTAGGAACTGTATAGTTTCCGAGACGGTCGATTTCATAAAATAAATCGGTTATTCGCACAGCTAGTGGTTTTGTTCTCAGTTCGTTCAGTTTATTGAATATTTCCATTTCCGCTTCGTCCTCGGTTTTAGTTTTTGGTTTGCCTATAAGAGTAGTTATTCGACGTAATGTTCTTCCTTCAAAAACGTATCGATTATACGGATTCATCAGAGAACCTTGTGCGTTATACATCATGCTAAGTGACTTAATATCAAATCCGTACACAAGACCCTTCTCGTCTACGTAACTAAAGAAATCACAATCCGCGATTTCATCAATTGGTTCGAGGGTAAAAAAATCAGTTTCGTTTACACAAAGTTTTCTGTTTTTTTGTTTAAGCGCGGGTCCTCTTATGGCGATCCTCCACATACATAAATTTCGTCTAATATTGGCCTGACATTTAACTACGCACCTTATTTTATTGAAATTAGCATGTATTCGCACGATTAATCTAGGTTTTGGACCAGACACAAACAATCCGTTTTCTCTAGCCAGTCTCTTTAAATCTGGCACCTTGAATCGGTATAAATCGACGTTTTCCTTGAAATATCTCAGGTAACATAATGGTTGTTCTGGTTTTGTGTTAGGATCTATGAATTTAGAAAATGTCTGCATGTATCCGATTACTATATTGTGTTTATATATGTTTTTTTTGTGTTGAAATAAAAAACACGCGATTTATGGGTACATTTGGCATTTATTCTTCCGAAAATTGATTTAAAGATATTGGCGATATTATAGTAGTATCAAGCCAGTTTACTAGTTATACAATGTCTACTTTCACTCAATCCAAGCCCGTTGTTCTCTCTGTCTCCGATTGGAGCACCAATGCCGTAAAGTATATGCCGCCCAAGGTTAATGATAAGGGTGGCAAGGCGATCAATGTTATCAGCAAGCAGACTAATCGGTCTCTTCACCTTTCGACTCCTCTTATGATGAGTTGGGGAATTGCGGATTTTATCGATGAGAAGGGCGAGTCAGATGGAAAGTATAGCATCTCATTGAATTTCCCTAATGATGAATACAAGACGGCCGCGACGACCGCGTTCCTTGACAAGCTCAAGGCATTTGAGAATCAGGTGCTCGACGATGCAGTTGCTAACTCCGAGCTCTGGTGGGGCGAGTCTATGTCGCGCGAGCTATGCAAGCACACCTTCTTCCCGTTCCTTAAGTATAGTAAGAACAAGGATACGAAGAAGATCGATTATACCAAGCCGCCTTCTATTCGCGCCAAGGTGCCTTGTTATCAGGGTAAGTGGGCGGTTGAGCTGTATGATACTAACTCGAATCTGATCTTTCCTTGCGAGGATCCGACTCAGACTCCGCCCGACTTCGTTCCTAAGTTGAGTAGTGTTGCGTGCGTGCTTCAGTGCGGAGGCATCTGGATTGGTGGAAAGGGATGGGGGCTCACCTGGAAGATGGTCCAGGGAGTTGTCAAGCCGAGGATCAGCGACAGCGTTTACGGCAAGTGCCATATTAATCTGTCTAGCGAGGATAAGGAGATTCTCGAGAGCCAGCCAACGTTGGAGGTAGAAGGTGAGGAGGCAGCCCCCGTAGTCGTGTCAACTGATGCTGTGGATACTGACGATGAGGAGGAGGACGTGGCACCTCCCCCTACGCCGGCGCCCGTTCCAGCGAAGAAGGTTATCCTCAAGAAGGCTGATCCAGTCCAGGCACCTGCTCCCACTCCGGCGCCGGTCGCAGAGGAGCCAGTCAAGAAGATGGTTGTCAAGAAGAAGGTTGTCACTGGTGCCGCGAAGTAAAAACTCATAAAAAGAAAAAACTCATAAAAAGAAAAACTCATAAAAACAATAACAAATATTATAATTTTTTATTGTCTATTTTGCCATGCGCTTTCTAGTTTTGCGGTTGTTTTGTCTGCACTTTCTGGTGCCTCCACTAATCCCAGTTACATACGCAATTGCACCAGGAATCAAGGCCAATGATACAACTACGATGCAGCCGACCACACCACAAACATGCCATTTTCCTTGAATGTATTCAACTGTTGCTTCGGCATTGTCTCTTAAGTTTCCGATAGCAACATCTTTTATTCCAACTCGTTTATTGGACCAATGGTCTCGTGATAGCCTCACCAAATTTGTGTCTGTACCAAACGATGATCTGAATTTTCTAGCCGGAGTTGGTGTTCTGCCTCTAGGGTGCGGGTTCAAACGACGAGCGTGTTCTCTTTCGTCGCCTTTTACAGACGGACCTGAAAATCTTACTGACGGAGATTTTGAGCTAGGCATTATACATTACGTCCAGAAAACAAAGTAGATTTTTGCAACATCATTTGCGCCATTTCTAGATTGTGATAGTTATAATGCCATCCGTGATATACACACGCTTCGGGGTTGAAATTTCCTTCTATAGCCAAAAACGATCTATGAATGACATCCGGAATCAATTTATGTAGCATTTCACAAGCATATGTAAAAAAAACGTCCTCGTTTCGCTTGAGAGGCGTATTTAGAAAGCTTCGGTTTACCGTTTTAAAAATAACAGACTTATTTTTCTCTGCATCCATACGATATTCGTCAATCATTTTATATGTAATCTTTTCTAGACAATCGATCATCGCGGTGCGCTTGCGTAAAGAGAACCCGCCGTTAATACCTTCATTAAATAATGAAATATCTTTAGTATACCAATTTGCACCACAAAAGTCATAACAAGTAAAATATTCAGGGAACATCTTAAACATTACGCAATCCTTCTGGAATATGCAAATGTAATCAGCGGGTATATTCTTCCAGAAATTGACATCCATAAGTATATTGTTGTACGATTCGATCGATATGTTAGGTTGTCCGTCAGCATTCATGTATATATTATCATCGTCGATTGCACTGAAGAAGCAATTCGGAAATTTTGCCATAATCTTCTCACGGTGTCCTTTCCAACTGACACACAATAGATTCCAACCCATAGGATTCATAAAATACATAAAATTTTGTATAACCGATTCCATAAGTTCATCATACCTGGGATCGATTATAATTGCCATTTTGTCGCTTCCTCTGTTGTGTTTCACATTAAAACGTCTGGATATATTATTTTCTAGTAGTGCTTGTGTATATAAATCAGATGATAACATTTGATTTATGTGTGTGTTTGTTTTTAATACAATTTACATTGTATTAAAAATTGAAGTTTATATTACACAACGCTTAATAATTATACTCTACTAACATGTCTAAATTATACAAAACAACTAAAACAACCGAATATCGCGTGCGCGGGTTCTTAGCTGATCTAGGGGAAGGGCTTTATGTGGAAAGCGCAATGTTGGAAATACCAGCAGGAACTGAAGTCACTATTACTAATACTGGTATAAACGAATTCCATCCTGAAATGTGCGAAGCACGTATACATAAAAGCGATTTGTATATACAAGCGATTAGTATGATAGGCGATCTAGAAGTAGCATAAACAATTCACGTCAGGGTAATTTCTAAAATTACGTCACCCCGTACAGATACGTCATATATATTTTTATGTTTTATAGTAGATATTCCCGAATTTGCAAAAACTATTCTCTGTTTTCTTGTTAATCTCAAGCTTGACGGTCGGAATGAGAATTCTCGACCAACTACATTAACTTTTACATTTTCTTCATTAATCAGCCATGCAATATCGTATTTTAAAGAAACTATCACATTATTTCGCTCATCAATTTCTACATTTTCAGGTAAAATTGGGTTACATTTTACGTATAAATCGCAACCAGAGTTATCGTAAACCAACTCGTGGTGCCACAATGGAATCAAGTAAATACGCTCATCTATACATAGTTTATATAAATTGTCGTTCCATAAATCATCGAGTGATGGATTCAATAGTATACGTTCATCACTCTTTGTCTTGGATATAAGTATTTTTTTTATTTCATCCATAAATGAGTCTGGTATATATAATATCTCGCGATGTACTACCAGTAGTTTGTATATGTCTATCAATATCAGTTTATCAATTGACTCTATAAATCGAACTACATTATCTTCGCACATTTGTGATAATTTTGAAATTATGATTTGCACTAGCGGTGATCTGTTACCTAGAAATTCTTTAAGCATATCGGCGTACGATTGACGTTCTATTGGTGAGTTTGCATCGGCCAAGAATTCATATGCTTCGTGAACCTGCTGGAATTGGACGTTTGCGTCAGGAGATTTATTTTTGTCTGGATGACATTGAAGAGCCTTTATTCTATAATGTTTTTTTAATAAATCCGGTGTTATTGTGGAGCTAGTATCTATGTCTAGTATTAATCTTGCTACTCCATTATTCATAATGATATATCTTAACTATAAAATAGAACAAAATACTTTCTAAGTGATAAATCGGCCTATAGTTATTGTTATAATATTTTAAAAATACATAGCAACGATCCAACATATCTGACATGTCACAATTTCTTAGGTTCTCATTCTGTATAAAATAATACAGTATATACCATATACATTCGGCAACATCCAAGTTGTATATCAACATGTCGTATATTAGGTCACGAAATCCAGCCATTGATATTTTATTCGGATTTTTCATTTCTGATATGATAGCGTCGCATATTACATTGAATATGTCCTTTGGTAGTTCCCCTTCTTTTATTATTGAGAATGATTTTAATTCTTTTCCGTTAATAATTTCGCTTGTGTTTATACTATCCATTATCTTTCTGCATTTTAGATTAGGTGTTGCATTATCTATATTCAATTTAGTTATTCGGTTTGTAAAATCGTCGTCTGGATTACTTCTGTCTATCATCTCATACTGCGCCTTCGAAGGTCGTCCGATATTTATAATATTGCACGCTTTTATTATATTGTTTGGTATAAAGCTAATGTGCTCTGTTATCAATATGAAATGTAAACGTATGCCCGAACAATATTGTTGCATATAACTGTAAAATATTTCAAGCAATTCTGTGTGAATCATGTGAAAATTTTTACATACAATTATTCCACACTTCTCGTTTTTTATAGATATTATATCAACTATCTGTGAATATAAATCTCGCCATAGTAACTTCGAATTACAACCTAATAATGACATGTCTATTTCAAAATGAATGTCACTAATGTGATATGTATATTCTTGTTTTTCTGTTTGTGTTGTAATCTTCTTGTCATATTTTAATCCAGTTGAACTGTATTTTTGTAATATTCGGAGAACCTGTGAATATTTTCCTACACCCGGTGGTCCATAAACGATCATATTACCAAGTTGTGAAATATGTTTTGGTAGTTTTTTATGTATTACGTCTAATTCTGGATGCATATTGAACTTAGAAACTGAATCTAAATAATCCTCATAATGTGATTCGTAGAATTTCATTATGAAAGTAAACCATTAAAACTTTAAGTGAATTGTATTGTTAATAAGATTTATGCACGTATATTGCCATTCCCAAATTAGCAATTGAAAGCAAATATAATGCCGGAATTGCAAACAATGGAACGATCGTCGCTTTTTTTATCAAAACAGGGGTCATTTGTATAGGAAATCCAACTAACGCAATCAATGTGTATAATAATATACTCACTAAAAACAACCATTTTACATTAGCCAATTGCGCCGTTCGCATTTTACTCTTTCTAATCTCCTTATTGCCTTCATAATTTGTAACAAGCTTGATCGTAGCTGCATTTATAATCGCGGGAACTGAAATTAAATATATAATATAATTGCTTATATTTAGTCCAGTTGTAGCTTGTACTGAGTCGATTGTAGCTTTTATCAGCTGCGACGATTTGAATGCCTCTACAAAAAGATTTGATTGGTCAGTAACTTTATATAGTTCTGATGTTAATCCGTATGTAAATAATATCATTAAATAAAATGAACCAACCATTAAAGCCCATTCCATTTTAGTATTGAATATGTAAATACAAAAAACAGCTTGTAATAATATCGCGTAATATAAGAGAAATTTACTTAGTTCCATACGACTATACTTTATTCGCATATATTTATCTTATACGTTTCGCAAACCCATTTAATTAAGACGTCGGCATTACAGTAAGTAAAACTCTCTTTGAACTTTTTTATATTGTAAAACTCGGGTTTTGCCATATCTTTGCGTTTGTAATATATGTATGGTCCATATTTTCCAGTTCTAACGCTAAAATCGTCGTTCAGTTCCCTTAGTATATTGTTGTCAGTTTTCGTATTTTTGGTTAAATGTTCTTTCACGTCATCTATTGTAATTTCGACGAATGGTTTCTTTATAAATTTCAGGCTCTTTTTATTATTACCCCATTGTGCGTATATTCCAAATCGTCCGGTTGTGATCGTAAGCGTACTTCCTTCCCAATCGCCTATGATACGTGCACCTTGTTGGACCAGTTCATCTAGTTTATAGCCACCTGATTTTAAACGCTCTATGTCTACGTTAACCTCCTTGGAGATTGTCTTATATTCAGATGATACGTTATCGCGTATAACTGGTCCATGTTTTAAAAAAACTAATTCGTGCGATTCATCTATTTTGTAGGATGCCTTTTTTACCGGTGTTATCATCTGTTTTACATTTTCATCACATTCGCTACATATCTTATGCCAATTTTCTTTGGTAGCACAATCTAAACGTGATTCCATTTCGCTTGTATATCCGTATGAGAACAACGAATCGAAGTGCACGCAAAGGAATTCGATTATCATTAAACCTATCGGCTCTATAACTAATTTACCCTTTTCATTACCTGCTGTTCTCTCAATCGTTTGCTTTTCTAGTTTGCTACCTTCTAACTTATATTCAATACAAGAGAACTTGTGACCGTCCAAATCACGCTTTTTTACATATCCGCGATCCTGTATAGTGTCAACGATTGTTGCAAACGTAGATGGTCTGCCAATACCGAGATCTTCTAGTTTTTTAACTAGACTTGATTCTGTATAATGTGAATGGATATTATGAAATGCTACGCGTGATTCGATAACATTGTATTTTATTTCTGGCTCTCTAATTGATCTCATATAGAATAACAATCCATTTGCTTCGTCTAGTTCGGATTTGCTATTTGTCACTTTTTTCCAACCTGCAAACGTAGGTATTTCTATTATGTGGGAATAATATAGTGAATCTGGAGCAGTAATTTTACATTCTGTAATACTAGCCATGTAATCCGACATACAGCTCTCGATTGTATTTTTCCATATCAATTTATACAATGATACTATCTTGCCATCGTGTTTTCCAGGGAGCTCGCTGACTTCTATGTGCGTTACCCGAATCGCCTCGTGCGGATTGTTTGCATTCTTGTTTTCTATCTTATCCAGATCACCAATATACTTTTCGCCAAACGTACACTTAATATGAGAACCTGCAACATCCAAGAACTCCTTCGAGTATTTAGTATTCTCTGTTCTCATATATGTTATGTGACCCTCTTGATACAAAACCTGACATAGAGACATTGTATCTCTCGGTGAAAGACGAAGTTGGTTACTCGCAATCTGTAGTAGACTAGACGTATTCAGTGGAACCGGCGGACCTTTCACTACATCCTTGGGAGAACCTATACTTAATAAATGTTTGAAATCCACCGATCTATGGAAGAAATCGTCGATCGATTGTTCTCCCAATTCCTTTGAAAGTTGAAACTCTATATTCTTTGCAAAGAATCTTGCACTTACTTTATGAGTCTGTGTAGTTCCTGTGTTAGTTCTTTTATCGATTTCATTATCGTATACCAATCGGAGTGCGGGCGTTTGACACCTACCTGCAGACAATCCATTTTCCTTGTTATTATACAGATACTTCCATAAGACAGGAGACACTTTAAATCCGACGATCACATCGAGAACCTGACGAGCAAATTGTGCGTATACCAAATTCATATTAATAATTGTTTTATGGTGAATCGCCTTTAAAATAACAGAGGCTGTTATCTCATGAAACAAACTTCTGTGCGTTGTTTCTACTGGTAATCCAAACTCATCACATATATGCCATGCGATCGCCTCGCCTTCTCTGTCGTCATCTGTCGCCAATATTATGTTTGTTTTTGGAAACTGGGCTATTATCGCGCGCATCCTTTCTACATGTTCTTTTTTATCTAGGATTATAGAGAACTTGGGTTTGTAATTGTCTAGCATGTCGATTGACTTCAATCCATCTATAGTTCTGATATGTCCGTTGCTGGCGATACTCTTATATAGAGGACCTAGAAATCCCTCCACTTTACCACACTTGGCTGGCGATTCCATAATTACCAACCATTCAGCTAAGCCCTTATCAAATGATTTCTGAGTGGTTTTAAATACTTTTCTAGGAGGCATAATTATACTATATATAGTTATGTTTCTGTATTTGTTTTTACAAAATCAAATATCGTTTCGTTAACGCATTCTGTAGTTGATCTAGCAGATGCATAAACGGCGTATTGTTTTTATTGCGGACCAGCGAATCAGTTGTTTTTTCCACTATCTCTACGAACGTTTCATTATTAATATATAACCATGCATTGTATAAAGCAAATACTAACAACGTAACTACAATGTCTGACTGTTTTATACTTTCGCCGCGTAGTAAATAAAATGGGAGAACCTTTATCATCAGATTTCCAAATCCAAAACGCATTAACGAATTTATATCTGTCTTTTTGTATATCATAAATAAAAAAAACGCAAAGTTCTCGATAATCCCGATCAATAATGCGAACTTAGGACTTAGATTTGTGAATTTTACCGCGTATGCTAAATACCAGATTAGTATCCAATATGAGAATATGAAATCTAGCCGCATCTATATAGATTATATACATAATATCATTCGAATACGTTTGTCGTTTTATGTATAGAGTTATAAAAAGAATGTTTAGATATATTATGCGGTTCTTTTTTACGAAATTCAACAAGAAAATGAATGTTAAAATAACTCCGGTTCTGAGAGAACCTGCCTATTTCGCTAATGACAGAAATAGGCCTAGTTTTAGATGGGATACACCAGACATTTTACGCTGAGTATTTAATAAAACTATATAGACGCATGTGTATAATACTATACGTATGTATCAACTAATAGTAGAAGACAAACAATTTATGTTCTATGATTTTAATTCGATCGAGCCTGAATGCTCGAATCCCAAACTAAACGCACTTTCTATAAAGACACACAAACTCTTCTCCAATGACGTGCTAGATCACACTGGCGATCTAATTTATTCGTATATCAGAGCAGGAGAAATAGTGCCTGGTGTATTGATTCTAAGTGGTAATAGGACTTATGGTAAGAACGAGAATGGCAAACGACTTCTGTATAAGTGTATTCCCGATAATAGAGCACTTCCTGCTTTCCTAGTACCCTATGATTTGAAGCTCGGGTTCTCTAAGGATGTCAAGAACAAATATATTGTTTTCAAATACGACCATTGGAACGACAAGCATCCTAGGGGGATTATCGTGGAAACTCTGGGCGATGTAAACGAACTATCGGTTTATTATGAATACAGATTATATAGCAGGAATATCCATGATTCAATTTCCAGTTTCACAAGCAAAACGAGAGAACTTGTAAAACAAAAAACGGATTTGTACGAATCGGTTGTATCGAATCCCAAATTTGCAATAGAAAAAAGATTGGACGTTCCTGTATTTTCGATAGATCCTGCCGGTTGCACCGATATAGATGATGCGTTCAGTATAAAAGAAGAATCCGGGGTGTATAAAATCAGCATTTACATAGCGAATGTTTTTGTTTGGATGGATGCGCTAGGATTATGGGATCAAATAGACGCCCGTGTGTCTACCATTTATTTGCCAGATAAACGGAGAACCATGCTGCCAACCATTTTATCAGAAAATCTTTGTAGTTTACTTGAAAAACAAAATAGGATCGCATTTTGCATGGATGTCTTTGTCGACTCAGATGGAAAAAACATAAGAGAACCTGAATATAAAAACGTGGAAATCAAAGTCCATTATAATTTCGCATATGAAGAGCCAAAAATGCGGTCAAATAAATATTATAAAATGATGTTGGACGTTACTCGTAAAATGAAAAACGACGTAAATGATAGTCACGATCTAATTGAATATTGGATGATTTATATGAACTCGATGTGCGGTGAGAGATTAGCTTCAAATAAAAACGGAGTATTCCGAACAGCCACTATTTCGGAGAACACGACAAGTAAATTCAAAAAAATCATACGTGATTGGAATGACGTGAATTGCAAATATATGCCGTTCTCTTGTGATGCGGTTATAAGTCATCAGGTTCTTAAAATCAATTCGTACGTACACATAACAAGCCCAATTCGTCGATTGGTAGATCTATTGAATCAGACTATATTTATCCAACAAATGGGGATCGCCGAGATAAGCAGTGATGCTGAAAAATTTATAGACAAATGGAAGCATAAGATCGAGTATGTGAATATGAAAACAAAGTCGATTCGCAAAGTTCAAACAGATTGTGACGTCATGAGTCTATGTCATAATAATCCAGAGATGCTTACTCAAACATATGACGGCGTGGTTTTTAATAAGATAAACCGAAACGACGGCATGATTGGATATTCAGTTTATATTGAAAGCTTGAAGATTTTTAGTAAAATAAAAACTCATATCGATTTACCCGAATACTCGGAAGCCAAATTCAAATTATATTATTTCGGAGACGAATATGATAGCAATCGTAAGTTAAGATTTCAATTTATATCGGAGCGAATTGAGTTGTATTGATTAGTCTCTAACATTAATATTTTTTATCTTTATAACATTATTGAGGGAGTAAAATGATATAGAGTTCTTATATTAATAAATGTAAAAATGAAAGTTATAGATAACAATTTTGAAAATGATGAATACACAAAGTTTATTCATATTAGAAATAATTCATTGCCAATTAAAATTTGTAAAGAGATAATAGATAAATATGAGAATTCAGAGCAAAGATATGATGGAACTGTAATGAGTGGAATAAATAAACAAATAAAGGATACAAAAGATCTCATGATGGATCAGCCTTGTTTTGACAGGATAAATAATCTCTTAAGAAGTGAATTGTACGTCGCATTGAAACAACATTTAAGCATATTAAGCAGTAAGGACGACTTTAAAAGTAAATACAATCATACGACTACAAAAGACTATGTCATAAATTTTAATGAAATAAGCATAGACACGTTCATGGCTCAGAAATATAATAAAGGAGTCGGACGATATATATATCACAATGATGCACGCATTGATTGGACTCATATGCGAAAGCGTTTTATGACATATATATGGTATTTAAACGATATAGATGAGGGAGGAGAGACAACATTCAATGGCGAATATCAAATAAAACCTACTGCAGGAAAATTGGTATTGTTTCCAGCATGTTGGACTTATCCACACTGCGGAAAAATGCCAGTATCTCACGATAAGTATATAATTACCGGTTGGGTTTATACAAAGAATCATTGTTAAAAAACACTTAAATACTTTTAGTGTTTAAGTTTCATAATGGACGAACCAAGGTTATTTAAGGTAAACCAACTTCCTTCGCTCGATGGTATCGAACAAAATAAACTATATAAACTATTAGATAATCCAGGGACATTCGACGATTTTGTATCAACAGTTGTATTGCGAGTTGCTGATAATACGCAAGTTAATGTAACATATAGTTTTGGTAACGTATACGACAAATCGTTGTTCCAACCTGGATGTTTGAGTTGTATAGTATTCTTCAGCGATTTTTGTGATAATGCATTTATTTCAACGAACCTTGATGAAGAAAAATTAAATTATAAAGAGTATAATAAATGCAAATTATTTATCGGGTCGGCACTAAATTCAAATATAATTTATTACCGATCTGATTATTATTCAAGCATACTGGGAAACGTCAAGTGTAGTTTTTTACGTATAAATATTAATTCGGCCGATATTAAACCGCTTGATCTTATACCATCCGATAAATATCAAATATATAATATAGAATCAAGTGACGTTGTATTAAATTCTCAGGACAATATCAATTATGAGTTTATTGATATTATGTTACGTGAAAATTTAATCAATATAAATTATAAGGAAATTGTTAAAACAAACGGATTGGTTAAACTTAGAGAGTTTTCAGAGATCGATATGAAGCGAATAAAGGAATTTGATTATATAAGCAACATCGATGATATAAAAGAAGTTCTGAATCCTTTTTTTAACAAGCACATAATAAATAAATTGCTTACTCCAATTACGTGCAATTGGATATTAGAAATAATTAAACCTGCTACTTTACATATGGATACATTACATCTACATCCTTCTGAAACTGAGGTTGCGTGCAGTTTTTTAAAGTATGTTATTGATAAATTTCTATTAGACGAAGTATTTAAATTGTATAATATATCAAACGACGTTTTTTCAATGGATATTTTGAATATGGTTTATCACAACATCAATCAACACGAAAAGATAAATTATACATCTAACCTCGTTATTGACATTGTATTGTCGGACATGAATGATGAAACTGGATATTTTCACACATTTAAAGATGGAACAGTTAGCAGACTGAATAAAGGAGATTGCATAATATACGCAGACAAGTTACTTCAGACGCCTCCATTAAATGGTACTTTAAAATTAATGCGAATTGGATTTACGTTAAATTTAAAAAAGAAACAAAACATATTAGTATATTAACAATACACGCTTATTTATTTTTATAAAATAGATAAACAACGGTTAATCAAAGTAAAAAAATACAGATATTGTTCCGCCTGTCCCCGCATTCCCATTAGTTGCACTGCGACTGCCAGTAACCGGTGCACTCGAACTTCTATATCCCAACCCTCCCGTCCCTCCCCCCCCCCTCAACGGATTTAGATAATAAGAAGTAGGTGTATTATTTACATGTGCAAATGCACTAGCATTGCCTCCTGCACCACGAGGGGGGATTCCAGATCCGGCATTATTTCCTGAAAAGCCTCCACTTCCAATCGATCCAGTTGTAATAGATTGTATATTTCCCGGATTAATTGTTATAGGCGTTCCAGTTGCGGCGGCATAATTATTTGAACCGCCATTTCCGGTAGTGCCCGCTGGAGCGGCGTTACTGCCTTGATTACCTCCGTCACCTCCTCCTCCTCCGCTCGCAACGTAACTGATACCATTGTAATTGAACGTTGTAGGGCCGCCGGCGCCGCCGGCGCCGCCGTTTCCTATATTGATTGCTGGAGAGTTTTGTCGACCCAACGCCCCTCCTGCCCCCCCTGCTCCAATAAAATAACTTGCGGTATTTACGCCTGAAGCTTTGTTAACTAAAAATCCCATTAATGCTCCGCCTCCGCCTCCGGCCCCATATCCTCCGTTCGCATTTGAATACGAATTGCCTCCTCCGCCTCCTCCACCCCCCCCTCCTCCTCCGCCTACAATTAATACGTACATGCGATTTGCATTGCCTAATGTAATCGATCTAGGGCCACCAGATGTTGAATCTAAAACGTTACGCTCCGGACATATAGTTGTCGGGAATATAGACGATGTTGCCTGCGTAGCTGGATTTACATTATTGTATAATAAATTTACATATTGTAATGACGGTTCAGTTGGTGTACGTACGTGAAAATTTGTTAGGTAGTTAAATGTCATATCATATAAGCCAATATTGCCAAGCACTGTTTGTGGCTGTGCTACTCCAGCCCCTTCTGGCTGTCCTTGAGCGGATTGGATAGTGGCATTAAGCGTAGTATCCCCCCAGTAATAGTTAGCCATTGTATAATATAAAGAAAATATTTACTTTCGAATACCGAGTTTAGGTCGTTTATCGAATTTGAATTCAGAAAACGGTCCATTTTTACAAACAAAATGAAGGAAAACTTGAATATGGTTATCATAACGACAAGGTTCTCTCCAATGAGGAAGCTCGTCGCCTTTGTAAATACACAGATCGCCGGCATTTAATATCAAAGATTTATCTAAACCATTGGAATGAAAGGATATAGGCCAAGGGTTCTCCTTGTCGCATTGAATACAGAGAGTAGCAGAATACTCACAACTAGGACGATCGGTATGTTTTTCTAAAATAGCATCCTTGTAATAAATCCGCATATATGAATAAGTAGGTAACAATTCAACACCGACATGAGCCTCGATAACCGGTTGCAATAACAATAATAAAGATTCGGTAAACAGAGCACCATAATAAGAGAAAGAATTAGGACTTTGTTGATCGCCGAAAGGAAATAAACCAGGTAATGTGCTGTTATTATAACACATAACATCCTCTAACATTTTGGATTGATATTGTAACAATGAAACAGTCATATCATTTAAAACATCGCGCACCACAACATATTTGTTATCTAGGAAAGTCATATAATAATAATAAAAGATATATTGTTTATATGATTGAATAATAGAAATAAAAAAGAGGGTTATCCCCCTCAGGGAACCAAGGTTCTAGAAAGCTTCGCTTTCAACTGCGCCGGAGGCGCAACCCGAACCCCTCCTTTTTATCACCCCATCGCCCCCTCCTTTTTATCATTTTTGTTATAATCACACCCCAAATTACCCCGAATTTACATCCCCTAGCACCCCCTAATCTTCACCCTACTCCTCCACCGCCAAGGAGGGGGTAAGGGGGAACCATTGGTTCCCCCTGTAAGT